TGATGGTGCTAAACCTACTGATGGTGATGATGGTGCTAAACCTACTGATGGTGATGATGGTGCTAAACCTACTGATGGTGATGATGGTGCGGATGAGACTTTTACTAACATTGAAGGACACGAAACTATGGGTTCTCAAACCCCTACTCTCAAAACACTAATTATTACTCCCCGCAACGGAGCCGATAGTTACATGTATGATATTACAAAAACCGTCGAATGTGTGAAAAAACCTACTCAGGAGAGTTTGGTAGATGAGGTAGATTCGACATGTGGTTCATGGTCTTATGTAAGTCAAAGTGAATTTGCTCCCGAAACTACTATTTTGTATATGCCGTGGAAGAATGAGACTTACTTATCGGTTTTTGAAAATTCAGATGGTAAGATGATTCCCAAGGGCATTTTTCACTTTTCTAAAGAAAAGAACAGCGTAGTTGATGTTAAGGCAGTGGAAATTACAAACTACATTAACACACAAGATGATAACAATAACAAATACGTACAAGATGAAAAATACGGAGAACACGATTTATACCAGGTAGATAAATTTGTTCTCTATGACATTCCTACTTCCAATTTAATTGTTCGCAAAGAACACAACACAGGAAGTATTAATATTTATAACGGCGTCGGTGAAACAATCACGACGGACAAAGTAAAGGAAATTTACGATGCCAACAAAACACACGAGAACCAAGAAAAATATGCCGAACTGAAAGCATGGACCACATTAGACGGACAAGGTGAAAATATCATTATTTATATTAAAAACGTCGATAAAACCCTAGTAGCAGTTTGTGGATTTGAATCAAGCACCATGGATTCTCTAGTATTAAAGAATGTAAAACGCTTTACTTTATATGGTATGGATAATTGCGATAAGATTGAGAAACCTACTCCCAGTGCTTGTGATAAAAAAGCATCGGAAGCGTCTTCTGTTAAGGAGACAGAAACTAAAGTAAGTGAGCCAGCGTCCGACGATTATATCTTAAAAACTCAAATCGTTCCTCCAGTATGTCCTTCGTGTCCTATGTGCCCGAAAGACGTTACATGCACCAATTGTGGAGGTAACGGAGGTTGTGGTACCAAGGGTACTGACGGTAAGTCAATGGTTAAAGACGAGAAGACGGTAACGAAAGTAGTCGATGAAAACGGTAATGTAATTTCCGAAACGGTAGGTGAAGTAACTGATTTGGCACGCGATACCGCAAGTGGAGCAGTAGATCTAGCCAAGGATACCGCCAGTGGAACTGTTGGATTAGGTCGCGAAATAATAGGCGGTGCGGTTGGATTAGGTCGCGAAATTGTAGGTGGTGCTACCGGATTAGTTCAAGACGTGACTGGTGGTGCTACCGGGCTCCTTCGTGATGCAGGAAGTGGTGCGGTCCAGATACTAACCCCCGAACAACAACGCCAACAACAACTTGGAAACGGTACTTCTACTGGACGTATGGCAATTCAACAAAGTTCCGGAAACCAAGGTGCGTATTATGGAACCAACAATAATTTTTCTCGGTATGGTGCGTTACCCGAGAAACAGAGTAATTTCATGCCAAGAACTGCGGATTTCAGTTCTTTTGCCTAAGATGTAAAATAATATTTTGTACTATATCAGGTATCAAATATTATTCGTATGAAACAAGTTATAAAAATGACATTATACTATAACAATTGTGTGTATGGAACAAATTATTAATAATAACGAGGTAAATAGTATTTTTGATAGACAACATACGGTAGATAGTATAAAATCAATATTAAATGATTTTGATAGTAAATGCAATGAACTAACCTATAAGAAAGGAATTTATATCTACGGTTCTCCTGGTTCGGGAAAATCAACCTTCGTAATGAACTTATTAAAGGAGATGGATTATGATGTAATTAAATACGACGCAGGAGATGTTCGCAATACAGGACTAATCAATACGATAACTAGAAACAATATTTCAAACCGAAACGTTCTAGATATGATGACACGTAAAGTGAAAAAGATAGCAATCGTAATGGATGAAATAGATGGTATGAATAATGGTGATAAAGGCGGAATAACCGCACTAATAAAATTAATACGTCAAAAGAAAACGAAGAAGCAGAAATTAGAGAATTCTACAATGAACCCAATTATATGTATAGGTAATTATTGTATCGATAAAAAAATCCGCGAATTGATGAAAGTATGTAATACATTTGAATTAAAGTTACCGACAATGAACCAAATAAAACATATACTGGATATGATGTTCCCGGATTTAAAACAGAATAGCGAAAAACAGGAAAGCATTTTACAATATATACAATGTGACGTGCGTAAGTTAAACTTTGTATATGATATTTACAAAAACAATCCCACTCTTCTTGAAGATGACACGTTATCGTTAATATTTCAACGAAAATCCAACAACGAAGATTCAAAACGAATTACACAGACATTGATTAATAATTACGTTCCATTAAATGCACATAGTCGCGTAATGAATGAAACCGAACGGACAATCGTCGCTTTATTATGGCATGAAAATATAGTTGATATGTTAGAAAAATATGACAGGGGAAAATCCATACCTATCTATCAAAAGATATTGGATAAATTTTGTTACGCTGATTACATTGATAGAATTACCTTTCAAAACCAAATTTGGCAATTCAATGAGATGAGTTCTTTAATGAAGACGTTTCATAATAATAAGATATTCCATGATAATTTCCCAGAAAATAAAGACAATTTTGGTAATTCTGAAGTACGCTTTACAAAGGTATTAACAAAGTACTCAACTGAATACAATAACATGATGTTTATCTACGGGTTATGTCAAGAGTTGGATTTAGATAAGGGGGACTTATTCTCTATGTTTCAAGAAATACGATTAATGTCAACTAACGACGACGAGAATGATATTGAAAAATTGTTTGAGAACTACAATATTAATAAGCTAGATATACAGCGAATGTATAGATATATGGATAAAAGTGTAAAAAAGGATATGGTGAATCTGGATACAATAGATGAAACTGAATAAGTGAATACCTAATATATCTAATATATTGATGAAATTGTGTGAATTTTATCAATTTCCAATGAAATTACTCGTCGTTCTGTATTTGAACGATAGCTTCGGGTACGGTTTTATCTATGTTTTGAGATATTCTATGGTTGTTACGGTTAAATTCATCTCGTTCTTTCGTGACCTCATTCAATCTTGTTTCAATCAGCGTATTTCGTTGAGTAAGGGCATTTACTTGAGAAATAAGCTGTTCTTTTTCTTGAGCTTCATCACTACCTCTAGTCTTAGGTAATGTGGGTATATTTGACGCATGTTTATTTTTATTTAATTCGATAACCTTTTGTTGTAGCAATTGCACGAATCGCTGAAGTTCTTCATTTTTCTTGGTAAGTTCAACAATCTGTTGTTTATGTTGTCCCATAATTTGAACGACCTGTTGATTTGTTAATTGAAGAGGGGGCTGTCCTTCACGGGTAAGCATAATGGGTCCATTTTGTTTTTGTTGTTCCTCTGCGTCTTTAATCATTTGTGCGCGTCTTGCTTCAATTTCTTTAATTTGTTTGAGAACATCGGGTTTCATCTCAGGTTTTCCAGGGTCATAATTGTCTAACAGAGCATCAATTTCTTCCATAAAGAATTTTTTAACGTTACTCTCATATTTATTTTGTATGAAGGTATCTACGGTTTTGGAAGATTCTTTGAAATATTGTGGGTCTTGTTTTTGGTCGAACATTTTTCTTTTGTCAAATGTATTGTGTTCATGTGAAAACACGAGAATACTCTTTAAGGGGTCGAGTTGTACGAAAGGGATAGTATAGTTCTTTAAAAATGCCTTCTCTTCTGCTAATGCCGCATTATCTTCATATTTAGTTTGTTCTAGTAATTCAGTTTTAAACGCAAATGTACCTGCGGTTGCGTGGTTAGGACCATATGGACCACATTGAATCATTTTATTCATGCCTTTGAAATACACGTAAATCTCACTTGAACCAGCACACAATGCTTTGGGTGTTGATTGTAGCCGTTCAACCGCATGTGAAATACGGTCAGGCGGATAGTAATCATCATCGTCCATATAGACAACAATCGACCCCCTTATATGTTTATGCATGTAATTGCGTTTTTCACCAAGAAACATTTTTTTCTCTATTTCAAAATATCGAATTTGAGGAATATCGGAGGATACAATTAAGTCTTTAATTTTATCAGTGCCATCATCTACAATAATCCATTCAATTCGTTCCTTTGGGTAATCTTGATTACGAAAACAAGTAAACATATTTTCAATAAACGGACGACGATTGAATGTAGGCGTACATATACTCACAAATGGATATTTATCAAGAGGCTTCTTCTCAATTTCTCCCATAATTAGAATAGTTATATTGTTAGTTTCTATTTATATTTGTAATATACAAACTAATATATCAGTAGTAAATGGTAATATATAATATCCTTATTACGTTACGCTCTTAAGTAAGCGACGCATGCATCTCTGTACGCAGATGAGGAGCCAATGGCAATAGAAGATAATATCACAGCACTGACCCAGCATGTACGCGATGTTGTGGTCGCACTGGATTACTCCTTATTCTTCACGACCTTCGTTTCTACACCGCATCTTAAGTAATTCTCCACATATATAATCAATATTATGTTTTTGAAAATTATCAAATGGATGAATACCGAAAGCGGTTAATGGATTAATGTCGTACATACTATATAGATGATTAACACAAAACTTCGATGGTTCGTCTTGAACTGTATGTGAAGGCGAAGGGTATCCCAATATAGTTAATGCGTTTTCAAAAAAGACATCTTCTGCTATAATCAATTTGTTAATAAAATGAGCGTTTGACAAATTATTAGACGATCTATATTGTATAATATCATCATACGTAACATTATTTATACAGTCAATCATAGCTGATTTTTGTCTATAAGAAAACCCCCCACACATAGGGTCATTACCTTTTATTGGATTAACCGCATCGACCCGTGTACCTTTATAATAGTAAGCGTATCGTGCACCTAAGTAAGGGTACTTTGTTGGTATTTCATAGTCACTATTTACTATAAATGAGTCTGTCTGGAATATGACAATGTGTTCTTCTTTTATTTTGTTCCAAAAATGTTTGCTTTGAAGTAATAGACTATAAGCATCTGGTGAAATCAGGTCATTAATACCCATGTTAATAAATGTATAATTCCCTTTTATATTTTCCTTTACATATGTTTCGTTCATATCACTACCAAAAATTCGTAAATTCCACGTGTTATCAAAACTACTCATAACTTGTTTTATCACGGATATAAGATATTTATGTTTTCTGGGTTCTACTATAACCGCTACTTTTTCATTTCGTATATTATTATTAATAGTTATATCTAAATTTCTGTAATAATCCATAAATTTTTCTAACATTATAAGACTGTAATATACATATTCGATACAATAATATCTTAGTTTTTCAACGAATTCAGTGTTGATGCTATATTACCCATTTGCTTCAATCCATCTTGAAGTTTGATATTATCATTCACATTTAGATTTTCTGCCATGTTAGTAAGGGTTTCTTTTGTAGGAATCGTCATTTTGTCCGTCAAGTTAGGGAGTGTTTCTATCGGATTACGAGGAGGACTCATAGTCGGCACATACGAGGATGCTGATGGTGATGGTGATGGTATAGAAGTTTCCATATTTTCGGTAGTAGACGTTGTTGGACTACTATCCATAACAATAGAGAGAATTTTAAGTATAGCAACGAGTACCAAATATGAACCAGTGATACCGATGATTATCATTTTGAGAGCATTGTTCTTTATATTTAATTCTGAATCAATTAAAGTATACAGCATTACAATCATAAACCCAATATGAATGCAATTGTCATATAAAAAATTAAATATCTTAATCATAAAGTTGAGAACTTTCCCAAAGAAACTGAGCGGATTACATGGGGTGTCTCGTCTATCTTCTGGTTTATATCCATTCAAAAATTCGTCCATTTTCTTTTTCATGTCAAATATATTGATTCCATTGTAAATGAAACCAAAAAAGGTGTGGAATAATATATAACTTAGTAATGTGGCGGTAGCAATTGGTACTCCTAAGAAAATTAAATATACTAACAGAACCACTTTTTCTATCCAAAACGTAGGGTTTAAAAATGTAGCAAACGAAATAAATCTACCAATAGGAAGAATCGCAGCTAATGGATTGGTCTCCATAAATGACATTATAAATAGGATAGCAGTAGCGGTATAAATCAGAATAGGTAACACGCCAGTAAACTCGAATTTCGCAAGGTCAACCAATACATTTTTGATAGCTTCCCCAGACCCATATGCCATAAAGGTAGACGATGCCAGTATAAACATAAATGCGAATAATATTATACTCCCAGCTAAAGGGCTCGCGGTTTCACTATCTATTTTAGACATGATAACATCGGGTATCCAATCGATTACATATTTCTTGAAAAAATCGGTAAAGAATAATGGTATATCAGCAAACAGGTTTAATATCCAGAAAAATGGGCTGGTACTGGCTTCTTTACTAATGTAATCCCGAGGAACATTCCACGCATCAATACGAGTATTACTAGTATCCCTGTAAAACAGAATAAAACACCAGTTATATACAGCAATCGACGCAACAACAATACCCAACATCCAAGTAATATATTTTTTGAGATGTCCTTTATCAGAATTAAGATGCTTACTGTCGCTACTACATGTTTTGGTAATAGATAATATAACCTTATCATATCCATCTATCATATTTTGATAGGCATCTTCAATGATTTTATCGAAGGACCGTGACTCAGCTGCGCCACCTTTATTCCCGCCTTCGTATATATTATCCGTACCAGTCCAATCGTCGTCTCGAAAGGTGAATCCTTCTTGTGCTTTAGTTTGAGTTTTAGTTTGAGATGTTCGTTTCTCTTGGTTACTGGGTGTTTCGTGAATATTAACCAAGGGTTCGATATTCTTTATATTTAATAATTTGGTTTGTTTCTTAACCTTCTTTATCTTGTTCTTCATATGTTCTGTTTGAAAGTCAATTTTTTCTGTATCTTTATTGTCATCACTAAATACTTTGTTTCTATTCAGACGTTCTTCCATATATAGTATACTATTATTTGTTATACTATATAATTTTTATAAAACGGGGAAATAACACGCAATATGAATTACCTCGAATGTAACATACCACAAGACCCACCTATGAATGACAATACATTGTATCTCTCTTCATACAAAGTCATATTGTAATTATAGTCATACAATCTCCAGTTCTCTTTGCGAAACCCAATAGGATTCCCTTCGCCATCACAAATCACATCAAATCTAGAGTTGACAGCATCAATCGGGGGGACGTAGGTTGTAATATCTAATTCTATATTTTTAAATTTACTTAAATTAATTGCCCCAGAAGGCTGGTATTCGAAGGGACTTGTATCCAAACAGAAGTTATAACAGTAAATACCTTCCTTTGCTGAACCTTTAGTTCGTGTATATTTTTCAATGTAATCGTAAATTCCACGCGTTAACATGTTTTCACGGTAACTACCATCTAGTTGTATACCCATTGTTTCTAATATTTCCTTTCGGTTTTCTACTGAAAAATTACCAGTAGTTAAAAGTCCAGTGACAAGCAAATCTACAGGGTCTATATTTGGGAAGGCACCTTGTGTATTGTCATGAGTATATGGTACGCTACCAACAGGTAAGGTTTTATACGGCCAGTTTGTATAATTGTTCCATTCATTACGTAAATTTACGTCATTTCTCTGTAAATGCCACATCCAACTGGATACCATACCAGGAGGTGATTGTAATTTAACCTTACGGGTTCCGGTAATATTTTCAAATGTATGTGTGAATACGTCTTTGACTAAATACACTTGGTCTTTTCTGGCAAACAATTCCGCTTCATCTTTAGATAGAAAACAATACGTTGACATTAAATGAACGTCCGCGTTCCAAGAAGAAAGAGTATTTGTATAATTCTCAGCAGATATGTTTATAGATGGTGGCGTTTGTAAAAAACGGTACATCTGGAAACGTGATTCGCCGAAATTAGGTTTTATATAGGGGAAATTGTTTCTTGAATCAAACACATCGCGAACTTGAAACAAGTCTTGTATAGGTCTAAATGTCACGTTAATATGCAGTTCTTGATACTGAAGTGCTATTAGTGGAAACGCACAAGAACTATTCAATGTAAACCAAGTGTTGATGGGTATATATAGATTTCTACCACGTATAGATGGCTCGGCACCTGCTGTATTAGGTGTGTAAAATGTTGAAGGATATGAATTAATACGTCCATTACAGTTGGCTGGGTCGTTTAATTCCGGTACATTTCCAGTCATCTTATTAAACAAATCCTTTTTTTCAGAATTAAAATCGCGTTCTACCATCATAGAGAGGTATTCACCAGTGTATTTTTGAATCGTCATCGACCCACTTGTAATTTCGATTTCTTGAATCATGGACGCTCCAATATTTTCAATCCACCTAAAATCATAAGGAGCCCATCTACACCCAGTGTCATTACCATCTACTAAATCTGGAATTGTATTTGGTCCTTCGGGGGATAGTATTGGGGTGGGTAATGGATGATGTATAGGGCTCCATATATCTGGTAATGTAACTACTACATATGTATCCATTAATAACTCGGCATGTCTTGGTATTTTAAATTGAAACGTAGATGGTTCAGTTAGACGCAAATCGCGCGAACCATTATAATCAATACGGAATTTTTGAAGACCAAAATTACTATACTTACAGTAAGTGACTTTAAAAAATGTTTTACTTGGATTTCCGGTTAGAAATAGATTTGCATTTCCTACGGCAGCAATGTTTAGTAATCCACCAGCCATTATTATAAGTTTATATATAATTACTATTATATTTGTTAATCGTAATATATTATATCACAAACTTATATAGTAAAAAGTAAATGAAAAAAGCACAAGGTATATTATTATTACTTAGCATTTGTATATTCATATATGTAATACACCGCTTTGTATGGAAACGTAATATGATATCTAGAATAGTTAACAAATTACAATGTAAATCGCTGAAATGTAAATCTAGATGTAAGAACAACGAATGTAAATGTAATACGATAGAAGGATTGGAGTTATTTGGAACAGCAGAAGGGGAGTATAATAGTTTAATCGAAACAGACTCCACCAATATTGTGTCCTTACCGCCCAGCAGCTCTTATATATCTAATAACAGTATGGGAAATCAACAACCGCGTTTGAAAGATTACGTTATTAAATCCTCGTATAATAGTGCAGTCACTGGAAAATATGTAAATATAGATATGGTTAAATATTTACTATCCAGAGGTGTACGATTAATCGACTTTGAGGTATTGTTGATTGATGATAAACCAATGATTACATACACAGACGATAAAACCCTAGAAACTATCAATACTGACAATACGTTATTGTTAGACAATGTATTTAGCATGTTAGCTACGTCTTCATTCGTTCAACCTGTCCCAAACACAAACGACCCTTTGTTTATTCATTTAAGGATTAGACCAACTGATGACGATACACGTCTCTACCGATTAATATCAAAATCGATTGAATCGACTCTCGGTGATGTATTATATAAGGGACAAGTTACTAAAGAAACCAAAATGGAAGATTTACACGGCAAAATAGTGTTAATTATTGATAAAACAATTGACCGTAATTATAAACAAAAATCTATATGCGAGACGGGTGAATCCTCGTGTTACAAATTGTCTAATCTTATGAACCTAGAGAGTGGTTCCGATGAACTATTCTTACATAGATATACAGAATTATTGAATTTAAGCTACGACCACATACGCATTGAGGATAATTGCGGATTATGCACTAGCACTAAGAATATGAGATTGGTTGTTCCCGATGTTATTAACAACAATGCGAAAAACCCGGATATAGATGATTTTATATTGAATTATGGAGCCCAGTTTGTATTATATAAATTTTATTCCAAAGACGACGAATTAGAAAAATACGAACAGATGTTTGACGATAACAAGGGAGGTATACTTCCTTTAGCATTTACTATTGACTACTTGAAAAAAAACAAAGCACAATAAAAATGTGTAAATATTGTATATACGTATGGGTAAATACAATAAGAATAAGTCACAGAAAGTAAAGAAAACTTATTATCCAGGAGAATGTACCGATAAAATGACCTTTCAAGAATGTGAAATGGCAGTATTACGAAGTGCCATCAAAGAAAATAAAAAGGTATCTGGAAAAAGAATCGTTAGTGATGAAGACGTTCAAAATATGATAAGAATAGTGGAAGAATTTATTATTACCAAAAAGTTGGTTTGCTACGGAGGTACTGCTATTAATAATATCTTACCGGAAAACGCGCGTTTTTATGACAAAGAGGCTGAAATACCTGATTATGATTTTTTCTCATCAACCGCAATGAACGATGCAAAGGAATTAGCGGATATATATTTCAATAATGGATATACAAATGTGGAGGCAAAAGCCGGCGTACATTACGGGACATATAAAGTATTTGTCAACTTTATTCCTATTGCGGATATAACACAATTGCCAAAACCGTTATTCAATTCAATTAAACGCGATTCACTAAAAAAATCAGGCATTCATTATACTCCTCCCAATTACTTGAGAATGTCAATGTATTTGGAATTGTCTAGACCCGATGGAGATGTATCTCGATGGGAAAAGGTATTAGAGCGATTGAATCTATTGAATAAATATTATCCATTAACGACTTCTGGATGCGATGATATCGATTTTCAAAGAAAAATGGAGACGAATATGACGGAACAAGAACAAATTTATGTAATTACTAGAGATGTGTTTGTGGATGAAGGCGTTGTATTTTTCGGTGGATATGCCAGTGGGCTATACTCAAAGCATATGAAAAATGGCAATAAACACGAATTACAAAAAATACCGGATTTTGATGTTTTATCTGAGGACATAGAAAAGACTGCTTTACTATTAAAAGAGCAATTAGAAGAGAATGGAATCACAAACATTAAGATAAAACGAAATGATGCTATTGGTGAAGTAATACCTGAAAATATAGAAGTATCTATCGGCAAATTGGATATTATAGCCATAATACATAAACCGATTGCCTGTCATAGTTATAATGAAATCACCATTCAAGATAGAATTGTCAAAATAGCTACTATTGATACTATAATGAGTCTGTATTTGAGCTTCATTTACGGTGATAAGAAATTACACGATATCAGATTATTATGTATGGCTGAGTATTTATTCAACATTCAAGAAAAAAATAAACTAAAACAAAAAGGTATTTTAAAGCGTTTTACGAACCAATGTTATGGTAAACAGACAACCATAGAAGACATTCGGTCTGAAAAAACTCAGAAATTTAAAGAGTTGAAGGGTAAGCAGTCAACGACGGAATACCAGGAGTGGTTTCTGAAATATACTCCAGGTGAGGGACAGAACGTTTTCAAGGAGAAAAAGAAGATTAAAAAAAATACGTCCAAAACAGTAAAGAATAAAAAGAAGACGGGCTCGGAAAATAAAATATTGAAACTATTCGGACTATAGACTAATCAAAAAGTTCGTGAGCTTCGTAATTGTATAATAGATGCTACCGAATATCCAACTTTTAAACACTAAACCGTAAAAATTAAAATTGCCATCATCATTATAAATGGATAAGAACGAGAACCGTTTGAATATATATGCATTTATAATGGGGAGTTGAAACAAAAAGAACAATATACTTACAAAAATAGGGACCTGTAAATCACTTAGAATATCATCTATTTGTTGATTGCGTCCGTTCTCTCTTTCGTGCTTCTGTATATTCTTATCGGTGAATTCTTCATACTCTCTAACATAGTCATTCGACACATTTCCTTGGGGTATATAATTTGGTTGAATTTGTTCGTCTTGGGCGTATTGGGTAGTATCTTGTTGTATATGACGTGATGGTAGACGCTGTTGTTGGGAAGGCATTATCATTTCGCGTTGTTCTTCACTTAAATATTGTGGAACTTGTTGAGTAGCAGTGTTATTAGAAAGGACTTCTTGCTGAGGACTTATTGGCTGTTCCGGATGCGACATTATTGGATTTTGGTCCGACACACCATATGGGTTAGGATGGACGTTGATAGGCGTATAATTATTGGGTAGTTCCGATGGTTTTGTAGGTTGTTGTTGATTTGGCGGTAGTTGTTGTTGACGTTGTTGCATATGTTGCGAATTCGGGTCTGGCAAATCTGAAATTCGGGTAGTTGTATTCTCCATTACTATACAATATGATATAAGTAAGATTGTATAGTTTTACGAATGACACTAAATAATCAAGGGTTTAGTTGACTATTTGCGGTGTATCAGATACACTAATAACGCGCTTTGTATTGTCACATTTAGAAGAGGTTGTCGTATATTTGTAACATTTATCATCATGCTTAAATATTTTGTCTTCAATTTCACTAATAATTGGTCCGTTGAATTTTAGACAGTTCTTATCAGTACACGCCTTTCTAAATAAAGTAGCAAGCCCTAAACCTAACAAGATAGATATAAAGTTTTGACCCATTTCAGTATGTAGTAAACGCTGTAGATTCATAATATACATTACGTTCATATAAATAATTTTTCAATATGTTATACCTGGTAGTATTAGCTTTGGACCGGTATTTTTGTTATTTCTGCCTCGTTCGTAGGACAAGCGACTTCATTCTGCTTGAATTGGAAGCACGTATCCGTCTTATCTTTGTACTGCAGCACTTCTATGTTCTCCGGAGTAGGATACACATAAATCTTACGCGTATCAGGCATGGTGATATACACGGCAAATAGTCCGAATGCTAAACTAATTATAAAAACGTTTAATTTGATATACTTAAAAAGTCCCATTAAATTAAACTATACGCAGATAAAAAATATTTCCTATACTTTACTTTACTTCTTTCCTTTCTTCTTCTTCTTCTTAGGTTTGTTGGTAGATGACGTTTTTTTCATATCATCTTCTTCGAACTCTTTCAGTAAATCGGGATGGATAAATGACTTTTCCTGCGAAGATTCTCCGTCCAACTTAAACACCATTTTGTTTCCGTCTTTTTGTTCTAAAGAGTATTTTGCCATTAATTTTTCCTGTGCGTCTATTCGTTGTTGGACCAAAGCAGCTTCTTCTCTTGCCTTCTCAAGCATTTTGTCTTTCTTAGCAGAATGGCGATTCATCATGTCTTCTTTTAGTTTGGAGGATTTTACCATACGGTCAATCGCATTGGTATCCATTTTCATATTTTTACCCATAGCACCCATACCTTTTGCCATTTTTGCGAACATCTCTGACATTTCAGCTCCGCCATTTGACTCTTTCATTTTTCCAAGAAGGTCACCTGCTTCTTTCATTATTTCTTCACGAGATATTTCGCCACTTTTCATTTTTGCGTCCAATTTTCCAGTTACAGACTTCATTAAACCCATTATCTTCGTAGGATTCTTCATCAGCTTTTTCATAACGTCTTGAGGACTTGCGTTTTCAGCATTATCTCCCAATAATTCAGTAAAATCCCCGGAGATTTCCTCTGCCATTTCTTTGGCGAGCGAACCAATCTTACCGTTAAATAGAGTATGTAAATGTTCCTGCATATTTTCCATATTCGGCATACCATTCATATTAAATGGATTTGACTGTCCTTGTTCGGTAGAACTCGGTTCGTCCGCATTTTCATTTTTACCCATGTCTTTAAAAAAGTCAGTAAGACCCTCCATGGTCTCGCTCAATTTCGACTGTAAATCGTTTTCGTCAATTCCTTCAAACATATTCATAGAATCACCAAACGTGCTCTTGTCTTTGACACTGCCTACTACTGTAAACATGATTAGCTGCAAGTATTTCCAAATCGTTTTACGAATGTTTTCGGTAACACCCTCGGAATGATAAAGCATCTTAAAATCCACATTCGGTAAAAAATTAACATTCATTTCTTGTGTATCCGCAAAAATATCTGCGTTTTGATACAATATATCAAAAAAACGTTCCGGATATACCTGCATACAATGTTTATACAACTCATCGCGTGCGTTATTATCAATAGCACCGGTTAAGTTCGTCCATTTATCAGAATATTCAGGAAATGTCGTGGATAGGTCATTTGTAAAATCATTAATTACCGTCACAAAGTTAGTGGGAACTTCCAAGCTATCTGTCATCGTATTTATAATATGTGTAAAATCTGTTTAACTTGTTTTCGTGTAAATTACTTATGGATGTGACTGTTCGAATTGTATTCTTCTAATATATCAATTATGTGTTTTCCTCCTTTCTCTTTTTCTATGGTATTTTCTAGTTGATTGGGTTCAGCATATGGTTGCGTCGCATTGCTTCTGCGAAGAATGGGTGGTTTTATGTTATTACAACTAGGTTGTGTAAGAATAGTATTCTTACTTGTGTATTCTTGCTTGTCACTCATAGGTGTATTCGTCTTAATACAATTTTGAGTATATATAATGTGTATTCAATTTTGTTGCGTTCTAACATAAAAATTGAAAACTTAAAACGTTCCTATTTCATCACAATAACTAAGATAACAATGTCTTCTATACAGATTTATATTCCCCGCATTCTAGGAACAGTTACGGAAACTGAAATCAAATCCGTATTTCCACGCATGGATATAGGGGATGTTGATACAATTGATATGAAATATAAAATAAATGAAAACAAAAAACCATATTATTATGCTTTCATAAATATTAACCTATACTCTACGCCAAGAGCTACTACATTTAAAAATGGCATCATTGAATATGGAATGATACGACTATTGTATGACGAAGAAGCCGCTCAATATTGGGAAATTAAACACCATGTCGACCGAAGTAAGCGTATCAATATTAAACTAAATACGATTGTTCCTTTCTATAAATTCAGTACATTGTTGAAATGTTTGGATATTAATACTGATATTAATACTGATATTAATACAAATACTGATACTTCGACTTCAACTGACGTATACAAATCATATAATATGTGGGATAATTCATTTGATTTATTACATGAACGAATGGTAGATTCACTATGCTAGTTCGTTCGGTGTAAGTATTCGTCATGTGAAGAATATATAGTGCAATAGTATATATCATGGCAAATCGCCTATCTCATAACCTTGAAAAGTTGAAATCTACTTTTCATAATATATTATTATTACGGAATGATGTCACGAAAACGAAAACGCAAATCAACAATAAAATCGCGCAACTAAAAACAATCTATACCGATTTATCCAAAATCACCACAAAAAAGGCTCTTCTATTCAGTTTAGACTCTTTTTTTTTCCAATATAAACTGTTTTCAGTTGAAATGGAAAATATTGATAGAACCCGCATATTATTGAATAACAGAATGTATTGTGATTATTATAAGTTATACACACTTATTATCACCTACATCAAGGATAATAGTGGCGACTTGAATGCTGAAAAATTAGAATTTCGTAGCTTCCCGCCCTATAAAGATTTAGAACCCTTTCAGGAATATAATTTAGATGATATTAAAAACCTTCACTCGGATATTATGAAATATGTTACTTTTTTGTATGATTGTTATGAATTAAATCAGGAAAAAATAACTAAGTATAATCAGAACACACGTATAGGGTTCTCGATATCAAATTTACTGAATACGTTAGACCATGAAAATAGCGCATTAAAACAGCAAATGACTTTATACGTAAACTATTTATCGTTTTTTCATATATCTCAAACAAAACATTTGAAAACATTGTTACAACGTCTTAAAGATTTTGACAATGAGATAGAAGAGAATGTGAATGGGAATCACGCTTATTCAGTAGATGATGTTGAAGAAGCCGATACTCTTCGAAAATTCGATTATAATGAATATGATGAATCGCCGTCTAACACCAATATTGACCCTATAGAACCTGATACTGCCAATTCCATAGAACAAATGGATACGAATATTGATGATAATTCAGTTGGTTCTGATGATAAAATCAATATAACACTAATTCCGGATAACATGGAACAATCCGTACATACAAATAGTACCAGTAATAAGGAACTTACAGAATAATATTGTAATTTACACTTACTAAAAATAGAATATTGTGTAATTGTATAGTATATTTTTAAATGGATACAAATGAATCTACAAAACAACACGTTGATAATGGTTTAGATACAACTGACGATAAACAAAGCATTCATACTAGCGGAAATCCGATGGAAGATAAGGTTCTATGGTCTCCCGACAATGAAAAAATATTGATTGAATGGTGCGATATAGCACAATGTTACAAATGGTTAAATTTTCGTAGCCATACTAAACTTGCTAGTATGCAAGCATGGTTTACTATACCTGCCATCATTTTATCTACTATTACGGGAACCGCATCTTTCGCACAAAGTACACTACCCCCAAACGTTCAAAGCTACGCGCCAGCAATAATCGGTAGTATTAATATTTTAGTTGGGATTTTAACGACAATCCAGCAATATTTAAAAGTGTCCGAAAAAAATGAAGCCCATAGAGTATCGTCCATTGCCTGGGATAAGTTCGCCAGAAATGTACGCATTGAATTAGCCAAAAAACCGGAAGAACGCGATAAAGCGGGGCATTTCATCAAGGCATGTCGTCTAGAATTTGATAGGTTGATGGAAACCAGCCCTTCTATTGAAAATAGTATTGTTAAGGAATTCAAACATAAATTTCAACATAAACCTGGATTTGATAAAGTGAAGAAACCAGATATATGCGATACCATTATTAGTGCGGAAGAAACACGTAATCAATGGTATAAAGAACTCGAAAATGTCATCGATGTTGATGTCGCGGGCGAAGCCGCAATTAAAGAGAGAGATACTTTTATTTTAGAACAACAACGCATCTTGGCTGAACGGAATGAAGAATTAATACGTCACGAAGACCTACAACGAGAAATAGAGAACACTAAATTAAAAGAGATACAAGACACAGCTCGCAAAATACGAGAAGACGAGGATGCTTATAATTTACATATTGAGAAAATCATAGAATACATACATGGTTACGAAGAAGTATATGCGAGAAAGCCACTTGAAGAAGACATTGTTAATAATTTTAAACATCTGGTTGATGTAGAGGTGCTTAATAAATTTTTATCTGGTTATATGAAGTAATATCTAATATCTAATATCTAATATCTAATATCTAATATCTAATATCTAATATACTATCAGTTTGTACTATATTAGATAGGGGAAAATAAACTAATATCCTTTACCGCCCAGCATTCTACGTCGTTATGGGGAAATCGGATTATTGAATTGGTATTCATAGTGTCTACTTCTGACTTTGTGAAATTCGTATGTAAAATATAATTCGCTTGGGTCGTGAATAAACTATATCTATCGTATCCATTGTCATTTAAAAATGGTTTTGTTGAGAACATGGTTATCGTTCCAAATACAGGATGAGTTATTTTATCGGGTAGTAACGACGTATTTAGTCGCTCGGTTGTTTCTATATTCGTATACATATCATTCTCATTTTGACATATATACACACATAGGGGGGATTCGGTTATTACATTGTTCTCGATATATATGTTTTTTATGTATGGATTGTTTGAGAACATACTAACAACTATTTTGCATATAGGTATATTGTTGGCATGCTTCTTGTTTACAATTTCATCTATAATTACCCAGGAAAAATCCTCGTTCTCGGGTATTTCCATGTCAATGATGGATACATCTATGAATACATACACCTTATCCTCCACTTTTACATAGCCTCTATAATATTCATTTGAATTATCATTACTAATACCGAAATTATTTTTTAGATATTGAGAACATTGTAAAGGTAAAGAGGTATCTTCGTCGTATTCAGTGATATTTGAAGACATATCTAATAAATCGTCTTCGCCTTCTTCCTCATCATCATCTAAAAATGGTATAATATCATCGGTTTCACTATCAGAGCTACTCTCGACATCGCTCATGTTCTCTATTGTTGCGTTTTCATGTGAGAATTTCATAATATTGTTGGTATTTGTCATTAAGAATTTAACATAGGGGGTAACACTGTCATCTATGATGGTATATAATACGTAATTGTATTGAGTTTCCGGAGTTATATCCACCACTTTATCTAGTTGTTCATCATTCAAATATCCATATGGGGAAGGGGATATGGAATCATCCAATACAATGTTCTCTACATTCTCTTTTGTATTCTCATATATATCGGGTTTATCTATATCATATACAGTGGTTGTTTGAATTCTCTTCATAAACTTGTTGTTAATTATATTCTCTATTTCTGGCTTTGTTGATATCATCGTATACAATAGAATTTTATATTTTATTGTAGAAATAAACATGTGTAATACATTTGGAAAACCACATAAAGACATTACGCGTAAAGTCATTATAACACCCGTTACTATAGTTACTACTATTTTCTAAATGTCTGATTGTGACAACCACTCTCTCCGTTCATTGAACGATGATGACCGAGCATACATGCTATCAAATGACGACGATAACTATTCGGTAGTCACCGACGACCTTTCTGAAAAGTCCGTCGAGAAGAAGCCCGTTAAACGTGGTCGTAACAACTGGCTATACGACGATGTTAAGTCGTCTGACCCAGGATACCATAGAATCGTCAAGGCACATGACGGCATCAAAACCAAGACCGAAGTATATTCGACACCTTTCACACCATCAACCATGATTCGGGATGCGATTACTGGGTATAAGCATCATGAATATCGCGTTGGTTCTTGGCACGAGGACCTATTTTTTAAGGTAATCGAAACAAGTGGGAATGTAGGGAAAGGTTTATTCTGCCTCTATTATGACAGCCCAGAACAATACGAAAGACATATGAAAGGAACAGTTTCAGACACGGTTAAGAGGACTTGGACTGAAAAGTTTGCCTCGGCACAGGCAAGATTGGAACATTAGCCATAAATCGTATTTAGGAAGTTGAATAAGAATAAAAATGTAACAAATATATAACTAAAAAAATGAATAAAAACATCATATCGTGGACTCATTACATATATGTTACCATTACTGCGTCAGTATTAGCATATGTAACGGTTATGGATTCTTCTAGTGACGACGAACCAGAAGAGTCTGCTATAAGCATGTTACCGAGCATAGACAATACACCAGTGGAAGCGGAACCAGTGGAAGCTGAAGTAGAACCAGTGGAAGTTGAAGTGGTGGAAGCGGAACCCGTGGAAGCGGAAGCGGAAATGGAAGTGGTTAAAGTTGACTCAGTCGGAACATCTGGAGGAAAATTGAAGAAAAAAAAGACAAAGACAAATAACCAAAATAAGAAGGTAAAGAAGACATTGCGTCGTAAGTAAAATATAGTCATTTAATAAATGCCTATATTGAAAGAGGTTTACACTACAGAGCCACCAGAATGTAGAAAGCTAATAAATATGATAACAGATACATATGACATACAAGACATATACATATCATTTGGTGGTAAAATAAACAATAACGACACTTTCAGTCGTCATGATAATAATGGTTCATTCCATGTCATACCATCATTCTTAACTAGTAAAAACACACATAGTTTGATTGTTGTATTTGACCTATTCACTCAACCTGATTATCTCCAATGTTATGAACGCATCCAGTCACATATTACTCCCCATACCCATGTCATATTATGTAACCAATCATGCGAACCACCATTTATTCGTAAATTCGTTCCATATATTATAAATCTTGCACGAAAAATAAAATGTATGCCATCAAATACGGTGCTATGTAATTATGTAAAATTCAAATATCAGACAAATCCCATAGAACAACGTTATTTAGAGGATATACCTACCAATATATATGCTATATTGTTAAATCCACTATATAACGAATATATGGAAAGCTTCTATGAATGGTTTGGTTATAACCTATATTTGTACAACTGTATATACAAATATAAATACTATAGGATGTATCATGGAGCATATAGTTCTCTGAACCTGCTATACGACACTATAAAAACAATTGAGTGTGACAGTTCATACCAACTATGCGTTTCTAATAACAATTGTTTGAATTTTTGGAATTATGTATATGATATTACACTCACGAACGATAAGCTAACCTCAATGTATCAAGACTTTACCGACGATGGAATCATCAAAGTAATTCCATACAGCGTGTAAAAAACTCATGTAAATCGTCCTTGTTTGAATTATTATGAATCTCGTCGGGAATATAACTATCATTATCTTTATGATAACATAAAATAGCAGGAATACCGGCGAACATTTTCTTCGTTTTTAGGAACGCATATACATCAAAATTGTTATCAATATCCACTACCGCACATTGAACGTTGTCGGGCATCTTATTAAATGCTTCCATTACCTCATTTTCTATTTTTTTACAAGGAGCGCACCATTCGGCACCAAATTTAACTATAAACAATCCAGGATTTGAATTGATAAGTTCCATATAATCATTTCGAGATTTGATTTCAGTAAGAAGTGGAAGAGGCATATTCACTATATGAATAGTACCGACATTATTTCTATATGTATTTCGTAAAATCTAATGAAAGAATATTATTGGGTATAGTATAGTATAGTATAGTAATTTCATGTCGATAAAAGAACACAACCTAAATATTCATATGTATTCGCTTGAAGACCTACTTGGGTTGTTCGATTTAACATACAATATTTCCCAGGATGACCTTAAACGTGCGAAAAAGGTAGTATTGCGAACCCATCCAGACAAATCGAAACTTGACTCCAAATACTTTCTCTTTTATAAAAAGGCATTTGACGTGGTAGTTAGGTTCTATGACAACCAAAATAAACAAAATCAGAAAATAACACAAAACAATCTTGCATATACTCCTCATACAAATAATGAAGACGACAACCAAACCACAAAAAAGGTTTCTTCGGTGATTAATGAGATGACAAAAGGTGAATTTCAAGACAAATTCAACGACTTGTTTGAAAAAAACATGGCAACCAAAGTTGACGAAAGTAAAAATGAATGGTTTAAAAATGATGACCCAGCATACACAACTAACCAAACTGTAAATTCAAGCAATATGGGACAAATATTCAATTCGATTAAAGACCAACAAACGGGTTTAGTAAAATATAGAGGAGTTGAGAACATTATATCGAATCGCGCATCTACCTCCAATTTTTATGATGACAATGACGACGACGATAGTTATGTTACGAGCGATCCATTTAGTAAATTAAAATTCGATGATTTACGAAAAGTTCATAAGGACGAGACCGTCTTCTCGGTAAGCGAACGCGATTATCAAAAAGTCACCAAATATTCTTCGGTAGACCACATTATGCGGGAACGAGGACAACAATCCACTGCCCCATTATCAAAACCAGAGTCCGAACGCATGTTAGCACAACAAGACCAGTTGTATCGCGAAAAAATGATGAAAAAAGAATATTCCGCCAACTTACAAAATATGGAATATGAAGAAAAAAATAAATCCGTATTATCCAATTTCTTAAGAATTAGGAACTAAGGTTTCGAGGGAATTAGATGTTGTGGCATACACCATTCCTTTTTCATATCTAGTAACAAATGTTCGGTATCACGAGTAGTATTCTCTATATCACTGTAACTTGTATACTGTGTTACGGTAGGGGGCGTAATCATATACCAAAAATACTGATATTGTAATCGTTGCCAATACATATCAAGTGCATACTTATGTTTTCCTTCTTTAGACAAATCGTTAGTTAATTTAGTCACACTTTCATTAAAATTAGCAAGCAGCGTGTCATACATGTGTTTTTTTACTATATATCCAGTGGTGGTACGACAATAAAACACTCGCGAACAATAGTCTTCTACGATTTGATATGGACGCGCATTATTCCCACCTATAATCAAGACATCCCAATTCATTTTAGAGTTTGTATGGAACTTCTCCAAATTTTGCTTTAACAGCGCGGGGTCTTTAAAATAAATATCATCTTCGCAAATAAAAACATAGTCATAGTCTCTTTTTTTTGCTATTTCTAAACATTTTATATGACTAAGAGTACAACCTATTGCGCCTACGTCTCGTTTAATTGCATTGACTCGTTCTGCTTTTATATTCATTTTTTTAAATTCTTCAGTGACATGTTCTAATCGGTCTTTACGATGGTCTAAGTTGATGAAAAGTGTATTCTTAAATAATTCCATTCTATTTTTAGTACTATGTCATTCGCTTTATACTTTTTTTACTTCATATGATATCCAAATATCATATGTTACCAAATCAAATTACTTCTTCTGCTTGCGAGACTTGTTCTTGCGAGTCTTGCCTCCTACCTTCTTAAACGAACCAAACTCACCCTTCTTGGTCATGTAACCTGCCTTCTTAAGACGGTTCTCCTTCTTGGCAGTCTTGTGCTTGCGTACAGACACAATACGTCCGTGCTTATTCTTCATTAAATCCTTCTTTTCTAAACCTCCGGTTGTCTTGTCGACAGTTCCGTGAAATACTTGAGCTCTTGAACCAACAGTCATTCTATATTCAATACATAGATTTTATTTACGTGTCACTGTCAGTATTTACATCTTCTACTAATACGGTTTCTACTTCTTTTTCTTTTACAGGAGGGTATGTTGGAGTTTCTTCTAAATTAGCATACTTAGAAACGTGATGTTGGGGTTTTTCAGTTGTATTATTTGTATTATTTGTATTATTTGTATTGTTTGTATTGTTTGTATTCATTTTATTCAATATAGTTTCTAAAGTCGTTAATCGTTCATTCGCGCGTTCGAGTTGTTTCGTTAGGTCTACAATATGTAAACGCATTGAATATGTTTCTGATTTTTGTACTTCTAATATTTCAGTAATTTTATCCGGTTTTACGTCTTCATTCCAAGATACCGATTTTCTTTCCGTAGTTCCTTGTAACTCCACGGCTTCCAGTTTAATATTCATATTATCATTATTCGAGGAATCTATATTCAGTTTGTTGGATTGTTGGATAGGTTTCATCAATTCTTCGCGCTCCCGTCTTTCACGTTCTAATAATTCATTAATATCCTTATTCTCGTCATTGGAAGTTTCGCGAAAATCTATCTCTTGAGGGGTTTTGTGATGTAACATAGTATCATATTCTTGCTGACGCATCTGAAATTGTTTATTGAATATTTCTTCTTTACTATCCTTGACTATCGACGGAGTATTGATAGTATTGTTATGAGTCATCATATTCATTGGTTCTGATGGAGTTTGTTGAGAATAATTAGGATTACCATTTTGTGGAGTATATTGAGGATGACTTGGGGTACCAGATTGGGATGTATATTGACTCGAATCATGCGCTGTATAAGTAGGACTTTGGGTATGGACGCTTTGTATCATGCTTGTGAGAACTTCCTTATTCAGATAATTTAATTCATCGGGATTTATTTCCTTTCCTTGTATTTTTGTATAAAAGTTTTCAATGGATTGTCTGAACCAGGATTCCTTTGCTTGTGATGGCTTTGCCTCAAAATACCTTATAATAAATGGGTTTCCATTGATTATATTCCATAATATTTTTTGATTTTCTGGATGAACGAAAAGTGACATTAGATACTATTCCTTATAATATTATCTAACCAGGTATAGTCTTTATTCCTATTTTACACCAAATAACTTATTTACTATTTTGGATATTTTGTGTCTTTACGTGTATAAGAACTCTTTTTAGTTGCTCTCCGTCGCGTTCCTTTTACCTTCTTTGTCTGTTTCTTACTTCTTCCACCCTTAGTATCTACAACTACTTTGGGGGAAAATATATGGTCTATTTTCTTCGCCTTCAAGAAATCATGAATGCTTTTCTTTTTGTCTTCTATCGTTTCATCTTCCGGGTTTTTCTTTACACTAGCCCACTTAATATACGCAAACAATTCATTTAAATAATGGTCTACTTGGTCGCTACTTGTGAATGGCGCATTCTTCGTATCAAATTTTATTTTCATATTGCCTACACGAAACCCTTTACGATTCTTATAGGATGTTGGGTATATTTTCGTGGTAATATTTACATCGTTTGTCTTTTCTGCCTGTTTGTCGCTCATTATTTTATGTTATTTTACTTTACATTATACATATATTTTGTTATTCTTTGAAATATATTTTACGGAAGTTACTCACATAATCATCGGGTATTCTTGCTTTTCTAAACAAATCTATCTTTTCGTCTACCGACTTCACTGGAATATTGTTTATTTTACCCGTTAATAATGTTATTATGAAAAACAAAGAATACATTCCACATTCCGAATTTTCTCGCTGATGACGCACTCTATAATTGTTGTATTCTTTTAACTCTATCGGGGTTTCTAGTTCTCTACAATGTTTCTTTAAACGCTCTATTAATTTCTTTATTTCAGTCGGTATCTTATCACCATTACTGTCAAAGAAAAACACAAACCCATCATGTAAGTCCAGGAACAGCGATACCCAATGTGACCCACCTTCGCTAAATTTGTCTAAATTAAATACCACGCCTATTTTGGTTTTCCCAAGTTTCAAGTATTCCTCGACTTGGTCTTTTGTTTTTAATTTACATAAATCTTCTATGTAGCATATTTCGTCAAAATCGATAGTTGCGGTCTGAATCGCCTTAAATGCCGGATAGGAGTTTTCATATTCTTCAAGCACATTATCGATATCGTGATTGCTTAGCCATTGATTCGGGTTCGTTTTCCACCCTCCCGGCTGTAATGGACGAGGAACAAAAAGATATTTCTCCACCTTTTCGCGATAGATTGGGTCGCTTATTACATTCAACCAACAGTCTTCATGGGAACATGTTCTCAATCTTTTCTTCAAATCTTTCCATATGTTTCTGGGTTTCGTAGTCGTTATTTGATTGTATGGATTATTCTCATTGTAACTTTCTTTGAGGACTTGTAACACATTTTCGGGCAAACAACTTCCGCGTACGACCTTGCTGTCGATTATACTTGGATTGCAGTTCAGTCGACTAGTTTTCGGTAATCGGTTCTTCATCGTATTATTTTTTTTAGTTGATGTCTTATTTTTCTTTGACATATTGGGAGTATACCCTATATTTAGATTTTTACATCCTCGGGTATTTAGACAAATGCGACAGATTTCTACTTCTTTACTAATTTAGTTCCCCAAAATGAAGTTATATCATCCGTCTTTTGATATTCAGGTTCTATTATGTTGTCCTCGTCAGATTCATCTACATTGCCGAACAATACGTCGTCATCGGAATCATTATCATAACCCTTATTCTCGATTTCTTTCATTTTTAAATATCGAAGCAATGTCCGCGAATAGTCATTAAATGAATCATTTACATCCGTTGTTACTTGGGTATCTGGGTCACATAACAGCCGCCTTGTTAAATCCAGGATTTCATTTTTGTGTTTTCTTAAAGAACGTATATGTCGTTGTTCTCGTTGGTATTTTTCAGGGTCTTCAGCTGAAACATATTTCTTATGCTGACTTTTATTCATTAGGAAACTCATTGTAAGTTTGTTTATATAGTCATTATTCTCATTATTCTCATTATTCTCATTGCTATCATTATTCTCATTGCTATCATTGTCACTGTCAACTTCACTCATTCCTATACAATTATATTCTAACGAGATATATTTTCACTTTAGGAATTATTTTTAGTTAGATGAGAACAAAATATTTGACTATAATATAACAATATTAATATGAGCGGTTCATCAGTATTAGGTGGTCCTTACAACGGACATGCATCAAAACAAACAGTGAGTTCTAAAAGAGATAGTGAAAGTGCCATCACACGGAAAGTATTACGTAGCGCATGGAACACACCATATGCTACTGGAACATACGAGGGAGAGAAAAGAGTTACTACCCCTTTTAGAGCAGTAAACAATTTAGGTGATTTTTTAGGTAGAAAGAACTATTCTTGTGGAGGTCCAAAACAAATGACCTTTACATGTGACAATAGTAATGTTCCCGGTTCATCCACGAATGTTAAGTTCGTACCTGATTCTTCTGACTATATTCGCTTCAAAAAACAACAAGCTATGAATCGCAACTACAATGATTCCGCACTTTAATTTTCCAGTCGCAATAAATTCTATAATAAGTGTATAGAATTTGTAAAATGTATAAGATGAAATGGACTATCCAAAACAACAACAATGCGGTTCTTACTGCCGAAAACGCGATGCCATTAAAAGATAACACTAGCAACAATGAAGGTAGATTTCAGATGGACCGCAAAACATTTGTGGAAACCATACCCAGTGGTATACCTACCGAAAACAAATGGATGGGGGAATCCAGAGATGCTTCGGATGTTATGCGTAGACGTCGGGCGGGAGCTATAGGGAAAGGTTCGTTCAATGAAAACAACCAACAATTCTCTTTCACCAATCCAAATGATATGTTGTCTCGTAATAATGCATTACGTAGAGTTCGCGCTGGTGGTTCAGTAGCTCCAGCAAAAAAGGGCGCACGAAAGTAATTTGTCAATTGTGTAATTGTATTTTTTTCACTTGATACACTATAAGACACGAAATGTATAATTATTTAGCTGAATTTTTAGGGACAGCATTCTTTGTTTATGTTGTATTAGCTACCGGGAATCCTATTGCTATCGGAGCAGCATTAACCTTAGTTATTGTAATGATTTCACCTATTTCCGGAGCATATATTAACCCGGCTATTAATATTGTTATGGCTGCCGCAGATAAATTACCTACGAATGAAATTGTACCCTATAGTTTAGCACAAATATTCGGTGGATTGGTCGCATTGGAAATATATAAGCGATATAAGTTATAGTTCAATAGTGGTGTTAGTATGAGTAATACCACTATCCTTATTTATTGATGTTCTATCTAACGCGTTTAGAAAGTCATCGATACTAGTGATATGTAAAATTTTCGTATCTGTTGATTTGGAATCAGTACATATACACACGCGTATACATATGTATACTAACATTACAAACATGACGGTTAGTAAACACAAGATTACGATTATCAATACGGGGTCCGACATTTTTTAGTTGTTAATGATTTGTGTGACAAGTTTCAATTTTCAAATATGTCCGACGAAAAATTGAAAACTTATTTCACATATATTTGAAAGCATCATAACCTAACGAACATCTGTTTCGTACAATTATTCAATATGACACGTAATCTAGTCTATGCTCCTGGTAAAGATAAAACATTACCATATGACCTTCAACGACACATTACTACAAAGTATCTTACTAAACAAGAGAGAAATCAATATGTTATCGACAAATTTAATTCTGCACGTGGACTAGCTGAATTTAAAAAGAACCTATCTTCTCTACCCCCTGATACTCGCGTAAAACTCTTTGTAAATGGAATTTATAATAAATTTAATAATTTGATTAACACATACTCATACGGCAAAGATATGTCTCAAATGGCAAATCCACGTTGCGGACAAATTATCCTTATACGTACTTATACCTATCAAATAATCAGAATCAACTTAGATACTATTTATTATGGTTATCATCTTGCTGGTAGTAATCATAATGAAACTCCATCATTTACAATGAATGGTGGTAATAATATATTCCTTCAGGATATTAATATAAGATATTGTCCGACAGAAGGGCACTCAGAGTTGACTCAAGACATTCGCGTAGAAGATTTTGAAATGTTAACTCGTATATTATTTAAAAGACTAAAGTCACCGACTAAGAAATTTACCGAAGAGCGTAATAAAATTCTATATGATTTTGTGTTAATAGTTCAAATGTTAGCTACCAAATATACTAAATTAAAAGAGCAAGAAAAGAAAGACAAGTTGGCTGCCAAGGAACAAGCACAGAAGGACAAGTTGGCTGCCAAGGAACAAGCACAGAAGGACAAGTTGGCTGCCAAGGAAAAGGCACAGAAGGACAAGTTGGCTGCCAAGGAAAAGGCTCAGAAGGACAAGTTGGCTGCCAAGGAACAAGCACAAAAGGACAAGTTGGCTGCCAAGGAACAAGCACAGAAGGACAAGTTGGCTGCCAAGGAACAAGCACAAAAGGACAAGTTGGCTGCCAAGGAACAAGCACAAAAGGACAAGTTGGCTGCCAAGGAACAAGCACAAAAGGACAAGTTGGCTGCCAAGGAACAAGCACAAAAGGACAAACTTAACCAAAGGAGAGAATTGGCTGACATGCGTATCCAAGAGAGAGAAATGAAAAAATGTAATCGAGCTATCATGTAAAATATCTAACTACACCCACTTTGAAAATGTCAAACTACAATATTTGACATTTTTTATCGCGACTTTTGAATCATTCTATATAAAATAAATAACCCGACAATCGACAATGAACTCACAAACATGATGTTAATATGCCCTTGAAAAATTTCATTTATATCAATACTTTCATCATCACTATCACTATCACTATCACTACCTTCTTCCTCATTTTCCTCATTTTCACCTTCTTGGGGAGATTCACCTGTATCTGCTACTACGTCATATGTATTTGTGTCAGCATTAGCCGTAATCAATGTAGGAAACGCAACCTCAGTAAAACGTACAGTCTGATATTGATATTTACCGTCCATTGGCTTTATATCGTTCATGTTTGTTGAATTTTCGCCTAAATTGGTTTTCTTACTTTCGTTTGTGTTCTCCTTTTTTGGTGTGTTATCAATATAATCATTCATTTATACTATACTATACATTATGTTCTCAAATAAATATTCAAAGGTATAAAGATAATCCAATATGGTTAGTATACCAAACCCTTACTATGTGTGGAATTTTTACATTATTAAACAATAATAACCATATCCCACAATCCATTATTCAATCTTGTTTTGAGAATGGTAAAGGAAGAGGACCTGAATTCTCATCATTATCTCATTGTGCGATTAAGGCACAATTAGGCTTTCATCGGTTAGCTATCAATGGATTAAATGATGGAGCCAATCAACCGATTCGTATTCAAAATATTTCTTTGATTTGTAATGGCGAAATATACAACTACAAAGAGTTATATAAAACTATCAACGTTTCCCCTACAACTGATTCCGATTGTGAAGTTATTATTCATACTTACTTAAAATATGGCATAGAACAAACATTGCGTATGTTAGATGGGGTGTTCGCATTCGTATTGGTCGAGACTAGGTTTAATGCGCCCTCCAAAATATACGTAGCAAGAGACCCCTATGGGGTTAGACCATTATACCAAATGAAACCCATATCGCGGTCAAAGAGTTCTAAAAATCACTTATATGGATTCGCTAGTGAAATTAAAGGATTATATGATATTTATGACTACATCAAATCAACTAACATCAATAAACGAACAATGGACCCAGACCAAGCATCTAAATATCCAGACTGTAGTATAGAACAATTCCAACCGGGTTCATTCCATTACTATGAACTCCCACAAGACACACGCGAATCATGGAATTTTATATCATCACAACAATACCATTCTCATGGCTTTCATAGTAACATGTATACGAATCGTGTAAATACATGCACTATTTTCAAGGATATACGTAATTATCTTACTAATGCAGTTCATAAACGGTGCTCCACTACAGATAGACCCATCGCATGTTTACTTTCGGGCGGTCTTGATAGCAGTTTAATTACAGCTATTGTAAATGATTATCACCGGAAAAATAATCTATCCGTACTTGAAACATACAGCATCGGGATTGAGGGGGCTGATGATTTAAAACACGCAAGAATAGTAGCGGATTTTCTAGGAACAAAGCATACTGAAATCGCGTTGAGTGAAGAGGATTTTATTAATGCTATACCGGAAGTTATCAAAGGAATTGAAAGTTACGACACAACTACAGTACGTGCAAGTATTGGTAACTGGCTTATTGGTAAATATATAGCAGAGCATAGCGAAGCAAAAGTTATATTCAATGGAGACGGTTCCGACGAATTATCAGGTGGGTATTTGTATATGGGAAGCGCACCCGATGAAGTTGAATTCGATATGGAATGTAGACGCCTGTTACAATATATACATACGTTTGATGTCCTACGTTCAGACAAATCAATATCATCTCATGGTCTCGAACCTAGAACACCCTTTTTAGACCGCGAATGGACCGAGTACTATTTATCTATACCCGCACATATTCGATTTCATACCAATGAGAAACTTCCTGAAAAATACCTTATACGTAAGGCATTCTCGAAAGAAGAATATGCTAAGTACAACGAGAAACCTTTACTTCCAGACAGTGTATTATGGAGACGCAAAGAAGCGTTTAGTGACGGGGTTTCTAAACAAACACGTTCATTATACCAAATTATTCAAGAACATGCTGACGCAAAACTGGGTGAGGACAGTGATTTATTTCCATTTTCACATCTACCACCCCAAACTACAGAACAAATATACTACCGGACCATTTTCGAACAACATTATGCCGGATTAGGACCCATTATACCCTACTTTTGGATGCCAAAATACATTGACGCAACCGATTCCAGTGCACGAACATTGAGCGTTTACAAATAAAAATATAAGTATTTTTCATATATTTTTATTCTATTGCCTTTGTTTTGTCGATGGTTACTTCTTTGAGAACATTCTTCATCACTTTGTCTTCAAATGACTTTGTTTCTTCTTTTCCGTATCCACCTAAGGATGCCTTGGAATATTTGAAGAAATTTTCATAGTTTTCGGTTCCCATGATACCCACGTCCGGCGTTGAATCATACCATACTGGACGCATTCGTTCGTTTTTGTAGGCTACTCCTTTAACCGCCTTACGCAACTTGGTTTTATCGTCGTCTTTCTCCCACTTGTCGTCATCTTTGATGTATACAGTTTCGCGTTTCAAATCCGTACAATGGAGTGGACGGTCATGGATTTCCATTTCATTTATACGTTCTACGATGATATTGGAAATGCCATCTACGAATCCACGTTCTCCGGTTTCTATGAAATCCTGTATGGATATGTTGATGGATTTTACAAAGTCCTTTAATGTCATCGCATTCTTACATTTCTCATTCAAAAATACATTTAGATTGAACTTATTGTTACTGTTTATGTTCGTGTTATTATTGTTTACAGTATTATTACCCATATTCTTTGACATCTCCTTTATAATTTGCTGGAATTCACGACGTTCTTCCAATATAAGGTCCTTAAATTCTTTATTCTGTTTCAGTAATTCAACTACCAATGACGGATTCTCAAGTATTGTAGCAGCATTTGTTTGGGATTCATTCAGGGGGTCTTCATTTGAGGGGTCTTCATTTGTGTGGTCGTCATTCTCTTTATGTGTTTTACATGTTCGTTTATGATTGCATAAACTGGACATGTGTTTGTATTTTCTTCCACAATCGCAATTATACACTTTGGCGACTTTTGGTGAGAAGTTATTCGGATTTATTAGTATTTGGTGTTTACGTGTAGATAAATGTTTATTAAAGTCACTTTGTTTACTACATGAATAGTCACAATTTTCACAATTAAATTTTAGGCGATTATTGGCGAGTTTAGTATTAGGCATAATTCGTATACAATACTAATATATAATTCGCCTAAATCGTTTACCGCATAATATACTTAATTTTTATGGTAAGACAAATAATACAAAAATTACACAAATAACTGCATATACGTCTAAATCGTATTTTTAGAAAACCCGTTTTAAATTCTCCGTTGAGTATTTTCATTTTGGACATTTATTTTATGTCCAATTTTGAAAACCTTTGCCATTTCTTTTGTGCACTTTTTATACATTTTTAGCGTAAATTATGTAAATTAGATTAGATTCTTCAACTGTTTGGGTATTTTCTTGTGTTTTTTATACAGTTGTAACATTTCGCCATTGTTGTTCGCCATCAAGTCGGTAATAAGGGCAGTTGGCACATCAATATTAGGGTATTTTTTGAATATAATTTCAACAATGTGTTTATAATCTTCATTATAACTTTTATTCCATGATAACTCATATAATAAGCTTTTTCCCGAACTTTTTTTTACATTGGGGTCAAAATCCTTATGACGAACTATATCGACAATCTTTTGTAATCTATCTGTTTTATCTGCGTTTGATTCGCCATGTCTGAATCCGATGTAACGGAATACTTCGTGGCTATCAAAAGGCATAATCTTTTTACAAGTTTCTGTAATATCCTTTCTACAAATAGGACATGTTGGTTTGTCTTTGTTGCCTTTACACCAACCAATCAAACATTTTTTATGGAATTTATGTTTACATTTGGTAGTGATATTTCCAGATACAATTCGGTCTAAGCAAATGGAGCAGGTTTTATCTAAAACACTTTCACAATTACCGGTTTTCTTATTTTTGCGGGTTCCGTTTTTACAACGAGTACGTTTACGAGTAATAGAAGCCATCTATCTATCTATCTATCTATATATACATATAGTATACAAAATTCGTGAGGGTTATTGATATTATTTTGATAAGATAACATCAATTAGATTGTATGAGTATACTTACGCTCTTATTTTCAAAGGTTCGGTAATCAATCGCCCATCCATATCTGTGATATAAGTTTCTTTTGCGTGTTTGTCTTGGCGTTCGCCAATTACAAGATAACTGATTAATGCGGTAGATTCCGTATTTTGACATTCGATTGTTAATATGTTTCCTGTGACTTTACCACGTACATTATCCCAATCGTCTTCATTTGTGGTGAATACACTGAGGTCGCGATTTAATGCGATAAACGTACCTTCTGTCATATTGAATTGGGTATCTAAGTTGATTTCAGCTAAGCCATTTACGAGATGGACGTGTCCTCTGTAAATATTATCCATACGTGGACCTTCAATAAAACTATGGACTAAGTTGTGTGTATCTTGTTTTTCAGGTAATGGATGGTCTATTTTGAACGTACCCGAACCTTTTGATAAAGTACCTGTAACAAACAAATTATCTAATGCGAGTGAGGTTACCGGCCTTGGTAATTGATAAACGCGAACATGACCGGTAGAACTGTTATTACCCCATGCCCCAATAGCAACGGTTAAACCATCCGCACTTAGTGACACAGACCAACCTGACCGGTCATTTGTTGCTTCCCCGTCAATATCGTGTCCTAACCGGTTCCATCCGACAGGACCGAAAGTATTCAATGATTGGACGTCATCCGCAGTGGTTTTAGTAGAGTCATATTGATAAACCCGAACATGACCGGACAAACTGTTATTACCATATGCCCCAATAGCAACAATCGAGCCATCCGCACTTAGCGACACAGAATAACCGGAGCTGTCATTTGATGCTTCCCCGTCAATATCGTGTCCTAACCGGTTCCATCCGACCGGACCGAAAGTAGCCGATGATTGGACGTCATCCGCAGTGTTTTTAGTAGAGTCATATTGATAAACCCGAACATAACCGATATAACTGTTATTATAGGCTGCCCCAATAGCAACGGTTAAACCATCCGCACTTAGCGACACAGATATGCCGGACCAGTCACCTGAATTTTCCCCGTCAATATCGTGTCCTAACCGGTTCCATCCGACCGGCCCAAAAGTATTCAATGATTGGTCGGTAACCGGATTGGTTTTAGTAGAGTCATATTGATAAACCCGAACATGACCGGTATAACTGTTATTACCCTGTGCCCCAATAGCAACAATCGAGCCATCCGCACTTAGCGACACAGAATAACCTGACCGGTCGCTTGATGCTTCCCCGTCAATATCGTGTCCTAACTGGTTCCATCCGACAGGACCGAAAGTATCCGCAGTGGTTTTAGTAGAGTCATATTGATAAACCCGAACATGACCGGTCTGACTGTTATTACCGTATGCCCCAATAGCAACGGTTAAACCATCCGCACTTAGTGACACAGATTGACCGGAATAGTCACCTCCCGCTTCCCCGTCAATATCGTGTCCTAACCGGTTCCATCCGACCGGACCGAAAGTCGCCGATGATTCGACGGTATCCGCAGTGGTTTTAGTATATTCCCGTTGATAAACCCGAACATGACCGGTACCACTGTTATTCTGGCGTGCCCCAATAGCAACGGTTAAGCCATCCGCACTTAGTGACACAGATTCACCGGAATAGTCACCTCCCGCTTCCCCGTCAATATCGTGTCCTAACCGGTTCCATCCGACCGGACCGAAAGTAGCCGAATTTGGGTCGGTATCCGCAATGGTTTTAGTAGAGTCCCGTTGATAAACCCGAACATGACCGGTAAAACTGTTATTCTTGTATGCCCCAATAGCAACAATCGAGCCATCCGCACTTAGTGACACAGAAGAACCGGACCAGTCACCTGAATTTTCCCCGTCAATATCGTCTCCGAGCTGTGTCAGAAGGGAAGTAAAGGCACTTTGGGTTATTTGCGAAGTCCCCACGGTTAATCCATTGGAAACTGTTAATGAATTAACATTCAAAGCCTTATTAAACGAAACATCGCCTCCAACCGATAATCCAGCATTAAGACTTAAATCACTATCGGGGTCAACACCACCACCACCACCACCATCAGCAATGGCAGTAGTAACGAAAGCGGTGGTTGCCAATTGGGTAGTATTGGTTCCACTTGTGGCTGTTGGACCAGAAACGGTTCCTGTAACATTCAAATTCTTACTTAAAATCAAATTGTCACTGATATTTAAATAATTTTCAAGTTGAATTATTCCCCCCATATCCCCATGAGCGCTACATCTATAATATAATGTATCTGGAGCGTTATCTGGAACTATAAAGTCAATAATTCCTGTAGTAGCACCATTATTGGTAATTCCATCATTATATACATTAGCCGCATCGTAAGCACCTCCATTATCTGTAGTTTGAATATAAAATGGATGCGAACCAGTAGAACCATCATTTACGTCCAAACTATATTTTAATCCACGGTATAGAATTATCGTATCTTGTAAAACACCATTTATATAGTATTTATTACCTGATGCTGTAATTACAAAGGTTTTATATGTGGTGTCAGCTAAATTATTGTTATTCTTTAAAGCAGTAATGTTAATGGATTTATCTGGAATAGTTATATTACCACCAACCGATAATCCGGCATTTAAGCTTACATCACCCCCGACGGATAATCCAGCATTAAGACTTAGGTCGCTATCTGTATCTACACCACCCGCTGCAACGGCATCCGTAACGAATGCGGTAGTTGCCAATTGGGTAGTATTGGTTCCACTTGCGGCTGTTGGTCCCGAAACGGTTCCTGTAACATTTAAATTTCCACCTACTGATAATCCATTATTAAACGAAACATCGCCATCCACTTCAAGTTCACCTTGTATGGTAGTATTACCAGTAGCACTAAGGTCTTGTATAGTAACATGACTATTAAAAGAAGAATCTCCAGATACACTTAGACCACCATTTAAAGAAATATCTTCGGTAACAATTGATGTGTATTCATTGACGGTGGTGTTTATAATTTCGGTTGATTGGTTTTTGAAAACAGATAAATTACCATTAATGGCTAAATTTCCGCTAATATCCACGTTAGCATTCATCGATACATCATCTCCCAAGGTCGTTTTTTTAGTAACAGTCAAATTATCATTGACAACAATTTCAGTAAAAGTAGATTTACCTGTAAAAGTAGCGTTACTAATATCGGCTTTCAAATTGAGAGAAGCATCAACGTAATCAAGATTCGCTTTAAGAGCAATAGCATCATTGGTGGCTTTCATATCGGCTTTCAAATTGAGAGAAGCATCAACATAATCAAGATTCGCTTTAATAGCAATATCGGCATTGGTGGCTTCCATATCGGCTTTCAAATTGAGAGAAGCATCAACATAGGTCAAATCGGCTTTAAGAGCAATATCAGCATTGGTGGCTTCCATATCGGCTTTCAAATTGAGAGAAGCATCAACATAGGTCAATTCGGCTTTAAGAGCAATCGCATCATTGGTGGCTTCCATATCGGCTTTCAAATTGAGAGAAGCATCAACATAATCAAGATCCGCTTTAAGAGCAATATCAGCATTGGTGGCTTCCATATCGGCTTT